CGAAAGCCCCTCACACCTCTATTTTATCAAATGAAAAGAGGAAAAGCAATGGTTAGTGCAATAGCTATTTTTATAATTGTAGTCAATGTATATATTTATCTAAAAAATAAAAAGGACAAATAAGTATGAGAAAAATTATTCAAGAATTATTAGACAGCCCGATGTCTACATCTGCTATTTCGCAAGGCGCTGGAGTCCCATGGACTACTGTTTCTGACCTTAGAAAAGGAAAAACGAGCATGGACAAAATGGCACTTCTCACAGCAGAAAAACTCTATGAATTTGCTACAGCTGATAAGCAGTGATTTCGGTCACTGCTTTTATCAAAATATCTCGTTATCAGCTTTCATTTCTGCCAAAACCGAACTAGTCAAAACTTTTTCAGCAAAATCTCCTTGCTCGATTTCTTCAGCAGTATAGTAGTAATCAATGATCATGCATTTTTCCATGACTTCATTGTATTCACCACGAACAATATAGATATAGTCATCTGTCAAGCCTTCTGCTATGTCTTCTTCCAGTTCTTCGATTAGTTCGCTATAATCGTAGCTAAAACGATAATTACCAGCATCAATCCATGATTGGACTCTCATAGCAACTTCAAGGCTCAGCTTGTTAAAATCCTTTTTGCCATTTCTTAATAACGAGATAGAACTTTCTTGTATTCCAATTTCTTTAGCTAAACGATAGGCTGAGATAGCCTTATTCATCAAGACCATCTCAACTTGTGATGTGTTTATTTTCATTGTGTTACCTCAAATTCTTGGTAATATGCTTGACTATCACATCCACGAATTGCGCTCTCAATTTCTTTATCTGTCAAGTTTCTTAAAACTTTGTCCCATTCAAAATTCTCAAGTTCTACTAGAGCGTCATCTGCTGTTTCCTCGTCGTTTAAACGTTCCTCTAATTCTGAAACCTCTTGAGATACATAACCAAGTTCATGAAATAATTGAGAGTCGCTGTCGATATAATCTCCAATATACTCTTTGTCAACCAATTTCTCTAATAATTCAAAATAGCTATCAGCTTCTACTGTCTTGTTCCAACGTCCATCTGTACTTTTACCTGTCCACTTAATCATTTTATTTTACCATGAGAGCCTTTCGCTCTCCCTTTCTTTATCTTGATTATAGTATATCACTTTACTTGACGTTCGTCAAGTATTTTAATAAAAATATTTAAAGATTTTTTATTTTAGAAAGTACTTTCAGACAAACAAAAAAACCGCAAGCCAAACAGCCTGCGGTTTTAGTGTAATCTATTTTGAAGCCTTTCTATTTTTATTTTGTGGTTATGAGCCCATCTGGCTCAACTACAAACGCTGCTTTATCAGCCAAGCGACCGTCTGGAAGAAGCATGTAATATCCGTCGTTATATGGTACAAATCGGCTAGATAACATATTTCCATCTTTTTCGTCAAGGTAATACCAGTCTGAATAATACTTCACCCAGCCTTTACGCATAGATCCATCACGGTTGAAGTAATACCAGTATCCATCGATACGACGCCAACTAGTTACCATATAGCCATCGGCATCAAAGTAATACCATTCGCCATCAGTATGCAAGATCCAATCGGATTTCACGCAATAACCTTCATAATTGAAGTAGAACCAAGATTTGTTTTCTTCGATGTACTCGAATTCAGACTTAGGATATGTGCCGTTAGCTCGTTGATACCAGTCACCTTTGGAGTCTGACTTCCAGCCTTTTTCAATGACTTTAGGAGCAGCTTCGGGATTTGTCAAGCGGTAAATGTAGTAATATGGCTTACCAGCATATAACCAACGTTCGTCGTGGTCATTTACGGAAATACCGTCATATGGCCAGTTACAGTGAATGATATTGTCACTGTCGATAAAGATACCCGTATGACCCCCGGCTCCACTTGAGTAACCTTTACGCCCCCAGATGAAGATATCGCCTCGTTGCGCGTCAAATGGAGTGTTTTCGGAAATAAGTGTGTATCCGTTGTCCTCGAGCCATTTGTGCTCATATTCCGTATTTACGGCCCAGCCTGCGCTTGATGCGCCAGCAGAAAGCAAAGCATAGTAAACTGATGATGAACAGTCATAGCTATCTGGACCATTACGATAGTCCATGCTGTAACTTACTTGCCCTTTGCGAGCTTGCATCCAGGCAATAGCCGTTTCAAGACTTAAACCCATGCCTATTCTCCTTTCCAAGCTTCATTCATCTGCTTAACCGCTGACTCGACAAATGTATCAAGGTCTTTATCTGTCATGCTGATGTTGTATTTGGTTAGCTCAGTACGGATTTTAGTGCGTGCTTGCTCCAGTTTCTCTTCGCCCTTGTATCCAGTCTCAGAAGCAACCTGCTCCACGGCATTAACTGCATTTTTAGCAAGGATTTCAACGATCTTGATGGTTTTTTCTCCACCTTTTTTAATCAAAAAATCTTTAATGGATTTGACTGCGACGCCAGCCAAAATGGTTAAGACTCCAGTAGCTGATGCTACGATAATTTCAGTAATTTGTTGCATGTGTTATTCTCCTTTATTTTTGTCGTCATCTTTTTCAAGCAAGCGCTGAAATGCTTTTAAAATCGGCTGAAAAAGAGTAACATTTCCTTTTAGTTTGCGGTAATTTTCAACGAGAGATTGAAAAGTAAATACGATGTACCCGAGATAAATTGAGTACAAGAATGCGAAGCCTGATTTTTCAGGCAAGAGCACAGACATCGGAATGAGGATCATCAGCAAGAGGACTCCTAAAATTTTGCGAAGAAGCCCATTAATGCCGATTTTGCTCTTATACTCGATGTCGGGATTGGCAATAGCTGCAATCGTTCCAGTTAAGAAATCAATGATTTCCATTGAAACAATCAAAGTCAGAGCGTACAAGACTAGACCATCTTCAGTCTGGACCACGCTTCTTAAAAAGTTGAAAAATTCGATTTGCATACAACCTCCTTCTAATCAATGCGTGGCATGATCACAGTAAGCACACCTTGCTGAAGCATTTCAGCAAGAGTCTGCTCTTTCCAAGTGTACCCTTCGGACGGTTGCATTTGAAACATGAAGATAGTTTGCGTGCCTTTCGGCCATTTAGCATTGGTTTCAAACGGATACGGCATAGCAACGATGTCCCCGTTTGAGTAGCGTGTACTCTTTACAAGAGGCTTGATGAAATTTGCTACCTTTACATAGGCAAAGGTAGGCATGCCACCATTTTGAGATACTACTACGGCACTCAAGACCTCAGTGATAGTTGAAACCGCATAAAGGTTTTCTTTGTTTTCTACGGTCGCTTGCTCTACCTTAGTTGCCATTTCCTTATTTTGCTTGAGCTGCGCCTCTACCTGGTTGAATTTCTCCTTTTCGGCACGCTGTGGGAAATTCTCCTGATAGAGAGCTTCCAAGGCTAGCGCAAAAAGTTCTGTATTAGACAAGCCGATTTTATCAGCTGGTAAGAAAATTGGCACGATAGCACTGTCTGCATTGACTAGCGTGACCTTTGTAGCGGATGCTGTTCCGCTTGCGTCAAATTCTTGGGACTTTGTCCCGTACTCTAATTTCATGCTTTCTCCTTTTTAAATTTTGAATGAAATATTGTCAAAGTTGAGCCAAGTGGCGTCAACGTTTCCCTTTACGACTACATTACCGCTCGGATAAATGCCTAAAACAGCCATGCCATAGCTATTATTTAGAGCTGATACAAACATAGTTTGTTTAGGTCTAAAGTCGACAGGTAAGACACCAATAACTGTCTCTTTTGTTGTTCTGCCTTTGTAAGCCGTGCCTCTGATGTAAACCACTCCATCAAATGTTTTTGAGTACTGAACTTTGTCGTAATCAGGATGATTTACCCATCCGTTTTGTAAAGGCAGATTTTGCCAAGGTGTTCCTTGAGTGTATCTCTGCAAGTCATCCTTGGTAGCAATCTCTTTCCAGTCACCCCAGCGGTTGTCCATTCTATACCTTACTAGCATTGTTTCAGTGGTAGCCGTCCAATAAGTCTGCACAACATATTGAGCGTCATCATAGACTTGAACCAATAACCAGCCATTCTGATTTCTTGGTCTATCAGGTGCACTGTGACTATAATACATACCATTTTTAAGGACATTATCGAGACTTTCTTTCGTTAAAATAGAAATCCCGTTATTACGTGTCAGCTGGTGCTGTTGAATAGGCTGGTCATTAGCGTAGATGTCCCCTTTAACATCAAGAGCGCCACGCTCTCTGATTTTGTTGACCCCAACCCCTGAGCGGTCATAAGACAAGACTACGCTCTCTGTTGGCACGTTGACCATGAACTCAGTACGAGTGAATTTGTCCTCAACCGTGCCAATGACAACCCAGGACTGATTAGCTAGATAATTGCCAGCTAAATTAGCCTGAGAATTGACTAGATTTGAGATACTTGTCCAGGATCCAGTGGCTGGTCCTGTATCTACTTGAAAGTTGGTAGTCCCAAGCCTTGCAACCTTGAATGTCAAAGTCATTGAGTTCTTTTGACTTCCTGAGACAGTCAAAGGAGCGATTTTGGCATTTCTTGTAGTGGTCAAGGTGCTAGAGGTAGAGCCTGTTCTGGCTATACTAAAACTTAAAGCTGGAGCAAAATACTCAAGCACGGTTACAGATACCTCTTTAGTATCCGACCATCTGCCACGGCTATCTGAGACACTCGCTCTGATTTTGATTGTGCCGTGATAGTTCATGATGCCTAGACTGCCGCCGTTTGAACTCGTGGATTGGTTCTTGCCAACGATTTCAGCGTAGTATCCAGTTATTGATGAGCCGTAAGAGCCGACTGCGCCATTAAATGCTACTTTGATGTTAGATATTACCTGGATGAACGTGTTTCCGTTTGGGATGAGGTTTTGAGCCGCACCGTTTAGGTCAGACAGGGAAACTCCTGTAAATGTGGGTTTTACATTTGCTGGTACGCTTGCCGTGAATGTAGTGGACTGTGTTCCAGTCTTGGTAGAGCCTGAGTAGGTATCTACATAGACTGTCCCAGTCCCACTTGCTGAGTTGGGAATGTCATTGGCAAAGTCAAGAGGGATCGTCCAGCTTGTGGACACATCCACATTACTTGCAATCGTTCCTGACTTTCCAGCCCATGAATAGCGCACTGTATGCTTGAAACTTGAACTTTGACGGCTAATATTGATAGTAACCGAACTACCAATAACTCCAGCGCTCACACTTACAGAGCTTGAACGTGGTATAGTCGTCAGGCTAAGGCTTGCTGATACTGTGATAGTCCCATGCAAGCCATTGTTAGGATTGAACGTACAAGAAATAGGGAGCGTTTTAGTCCCATCTGCATTGTGGCTGATTGTACTTGAGCCACTAGCAAGCGTGTACTCCTCGCCTGATGTCTCCCACGTCGGATAGCTGTAATGCACGTTACTGCCATCCAGATTAAGAGACAGCGTACTATCTCCTTGATGGTTATGAGTATAGTAGGCGCCTGTACGGCTAACTGTCATCCGCCAGTTGACGGTTGAGGTGTTATCCGTGATACTCTGAGATCCTTGGTTTACATACAGATTAAGATATAAGCTCCCACTTGAATTACTAAACTTTGCCATTTTACTCCTTTCTATCCAACGTAACGGATGACGTTCATGTCAGGGTTAATATGATACTGTTCCTCACGGTACCTTCCAATTTGAATGGTCTTAGAAAAGATACCATTCTCAATGTGGATAACACCTTGAGAAATATACATAACCTCAACCCCTGCAGAATACATTGAAATCCGTCCACTTGGACTAAATAGCATGCTAGAGCTACCGTCATTCTTGCCAATGACAAGACCATCATTGCTAGAGCTCATGTAAGTATCAATGAAATTCCAACGGTCAGACAATTCTCCAAGATCCTTAGCAATACTTGAGACACGCTGACTAGCTGAAATCAAATCTTTCTCAGCTTGTGCTCTTGCGGTTTCATTCGCATTGACAAAGTCCTTATAAGCCTTTATCCAGTTATCCAAAATATCAGCGCTCGCCTTAGCCTCAAGCTCAGCTTGGATAATTCCAGCTTTCTCATTCAAAGCGTTGAGCTGTTGCTGCGTTAGCCCTTGGTCGGCTTTAGAGTCAATACTTGTCTTGATTTCTTTTAGCTGGGTTTCATCAATAGCTCCTTTGTCCCCTTTATCGCCTTTAGGACCAGGATCTCCTTTAGGTCCTGCGTCCCCTTTTTGACCTTGGAGACCATCAGATGCATTGATAAGCGTCAACTGCTCAGACGCTATCTCTTTGTTATCAACCCATGCCGAGACTGTCAAGACCATCTTTTGATTGATGTCAGAGGCTCGGACAATGTAGCTGGGACTTGTAGCTTTGATTTCGCCATCTACAACCCAACGCCAGCTGCTGTTGATGACCTTATTCCCTCTCATGAGGGTAGGAGTCACAATCGTCTGACCTTGACCGTTCTTAAAGGCTATACCGTTGTCTGTAGCTAGCTTGATAGTGTAGGGCTTGGATGCTTCGAAAAGTCGCTCAAAGGCAGCCTGAATGCCATCTGATAACTTATTCTCTAGAGCCTTGAAATTCGCAAAAGTGGTTTTGTTACCTGCCGGATTTGTAAAACTGATTTTCTGTTCGGTAACTCGTGCTTTTACTATTAAAGCTGGACTAAAACCATCATCATAAATCTGGACCGTGTCCCCGATTTCTACGTCCACAAAGCCATCTACTTCATATGTGATGGCTGGGTAGCAATGTTGCTTTAATTTCAGATAAGCAAGCCGTCTCAACTCGTTTGGCTCGTCTGTGTCAAAGTCGAAGTCTCGTCTTGTCCACTGGTCCTCAGCGGTTGCTGAAGTGAAAGTTGAGGGATAGAGTTGCATGGACAACGGTGCATACAGTTGTTGCCCTCTTTGGTAAAACTCTAATTCTCCCCTCTCGTTTTTGATAGACCAATCTCCCAAGTTTTCAATGGTCAGAACCTCTTTTTCAGGCTCAGTTTCTTTCTCTTTTTTCTTAGGAGGTTTGATGATTCGTTTCTCAGTATTAGATGGTCCACCTTTCTTACTAGTCGTCACAGTCTGTTCAATAGAGCCATCTGAACGAGTTGTGGTGGTCGTTGTAATTCGTGTTTTATCAGCCAGTTTTGTGACTTTCGTGTGGACAATAGTCTTACTCTTTGTCCCGTCGGATGCTGTGCGAATAATTGTTTCGGTTGTCGAACCATCCGCATTTTTCACTCTCTGACTAGATAGATGACGTTCTCCACTTTCTTCGACTTCCACGGTCGGCATTTTCCCGGTTGGGCGAATTGTATTGAAAATACCCGTTTTGTCCACTTTTCGGGTGATGGAACTAATATTTTTACCATATTTTAAAACCACATCATTCCTAATACGACCAACACCTTGGTGTGTATCGTCGTGTTCGTGATATATATTTACAGTAAAGTTCTTAAGTGTGCTATCTGCTTTTAATTGTGTGTCAAATTCAATCTCAGCATTGAATTGTTTCGCAAGATTAAGCAAGCGAGCAAGTTTTGTTTCTTGCGTCGTCCACTCAATGGTGCGTTGCTGGTCTGAAATCTCGTTAATTCCAATAGTGAGATGAGCATAGTTCAATAAAGCCATCTCTTTGCAATATTCTGCAAAAGTCATGGCTCTCGTTGCTTTGTAAGGATTTACTAACTCATTGATCAATTCAAGATTGAGATTCTCACAATAGCATTTGATTGTCTGCTCATTTTCCTCCACTGACATTACATTAAAGAGATAGGTGCGCCCGTTGTGTCGGAATGACACCCAAGCACGTTCGTTTAGATGATGGTAGGCCTTTGATGAAGCTGTATCTGATTGAATTGCTTTCTTAAAGACTGTAAACTCGAAAGTTGAAGCTCCTGTTGGCATGTCTCTTGACCATGTATCGTTATAATAATTAAGCGTGTTCTGCTTACTATTATCAACAAAAGCAACCTTTTGCAAGGTTGCATCGTGAATCGTTAAAAGCATTATAGCCACCTTTCTTCAAATTCAATTGTTACTGTCGGATGTTTTTTGATAAAACTAGAGAAATATAACTCTAATTTTGAATTACCTGGAGGGATAGAGAGCCATTGAGAGCCGTCTACAACCTCGCTTGCTTTTGCTATTCCATCGATATAGACCGTGTCATCCTCGCTATTGATTAGAACATTCGAACCAATTGGAAAACGATTGGGGATGTCATTCGTTGTTGGGACAAAATCTTTACGGTAGTACAATTCATCTAGATACATGTGAGAGACGATTGGATTGTCTCTGTACGCTCCGATTGTAATGTGAATTTTTACGGACTTTTTACCCTCGATCTCTGGAATGATAAAAGTAGAGTATGATCCTTGATAAAAAACTAGTACCTTGCCATCATTCCGTTTTAAATCTGACCACCCTTTTGCCACACTAAAAGGATTGATATCTCCCGTTGTAGTTCCATCAAAATTCCATCGCTTTAGAATCCTATATCCACCTTGACCATCGCTAGCTAAAAAATTGAACTCACATTCAGAACCTAGCGACCGTTTAAAGGTCTCAACACCATACAAAAATTGGCCTGCCTCATCTGAAACTGTCACCTTGATGAATCCATATTGATTATTAGCTTCGGACCAAAAAACTTGTCTCCACCAAAAATAATCATTCAGGGACCCAGTGCTGCCTGTGCTATCATTAGGGATTGACCAGGTCAAACTTGTAGCGTAGTTGTGTAATTTAGTTTCACCTCGTAAATCTTTCAATCTAACGTGTGGACGTTCCCAAAGATTAATCACTTCAGCTGTTCCTACAATGTACTCTGTCCGGTCATTTGTGATGGCTTGGTTCTTTGCTGCGATTGCCAATCCATTTGTGATTTTTTCACCTCTAAAATCAAGTAAGATTTCTGATTTTTGCGATGGTTCGGTATCGGCTTCTTCACGGTTCCCGATTTCTAAGGTTCCATTTTGATTAACTAGACCGATATAGCCATTCTCAGCATTGTGTTTGACTTTAACGATTGGAAATGCACTCTCTGTGCCATTATTTATAAGATCAAACACCATCTTTCCTGCTTCGCTAGTTGCGTTTTTGTCGCTATCAAAGCGCTTATATGCTGAACTATGGGCCACGCCATCAGGAATGATGAACTTAATAGACCCGTTTGAACGTCTCCCACTTGCCTCCTGCATAGAGATATCATCAATTACCATGGCCAGATAATACTTGTCTGGCTCATCTGAAAAGGTCAACTCTTTAGGACTATCAACATTAAAAATACCCGCAAGCTTGTGCTTGAGGGTATTTCTGTCTTTGGACCAGATAGAGAAGTCCACCTTGATATATTTTGCATCAATCGTTTGTTGCTGGATATTCACGCCAATTCTTGGGGCATGATCGATAGAGATAGAGCGATTGTTCCCGACATCACGTTGGATGTCATGGATTTCAATAAACTCTCGTAAATCTATTTTATTAAAACGCATAGTCACTTCACTCATTCAATCACCCCTTTCATTCTTAGTAGCGTTTTCTCACGCTCTTTCTGAGTTTTAGTAATGATATCCGTAACTTTTGAGCTGTCTAGATAAGCATTTGTGTCCTTGTTAAGGATAGCAGTAAGCAATTTTTCTAAACTTGACCTCAGAATCCTCATCTCAGACACGACTTTATCAGTATCTTGCCCATTTTGAACACTTGTAGTTTGAATAGTGATGTTACGTTGAGCTTGTTCCATTTCACGAAGAAATTTTGCATCACTCGGGATCCCAATACCAGAAGCATATTTAGGAACACCCATCTCATGCATCAAACGTCTAGTCTTATCAGCTCGCAAGACTTTAGAGCCTCTCGGAAGAGGAAGTAAGACGTCCCTGCCTTGAGGAATGAAACTCCGACCATTTGGTAGAGTGACCATTTCCTTGTAGTTGCTATTTCTTTGGTCGTTGACGATAGCAAGTCCACCAGGGTGATAGTTGGTCCCGTGTGCATGCTTGCTCGCAAAGATATTCGTAAAGAAATTACCAGTAACGCTATCAATCCAGCTCTTAATGCCTGAAAGAACACCAGAAGCATTGTCTCGAGCGTTGATAGTGACCGTTTTGTCCTGGATACCATTGACACCACTTTTGACCTCGCTGACAGTGTCATTAGTACCATTCTTGGCAAGGATATTTACTGGATCATATTGCTTGATAGCATTGATAGCACCGCTTGTCTCGTTTCGTACACCGCCCGTTTGGTCAGCAGCAAACAAATTGATAGGAGATTCTTGCTTAGGTGAATTAACGCTCAAAATCGCACTTCCAACAGCTGCGCTCGTATTATCTACCGCATCCAGAGACTTAGTCTCGGCAGATGCAAAATTCCAAGCTGTAATCTTATCAATAGATAACTGACCATTGTTCAAAACATTCGTAGGATCTGCCTTCAAATCTTTTGTAAATGGAGTCGTAGCATTCCAAGTTGTCAAAGTATCAGTAGAGCGAGCTACTGCTTTTTGGATACTCTCATCATTGGCCAGCAACTCCTTCTGTTTTGGTGTGAGCGATTCATAGTTAGATAGAGCCTTTGAAGCTTCCTCTGCCTTATTCATGACATCGGCATTTTTCATGAGGAGTTCTTTAACTTTAGCTGGCATACTATTCCATGTTTTAAGATGGGTTTCACTATCAAAGATGGCTTGCAACCCAGCTTGGTTCTTGACAATCACTTGTTTCTCTTCGAGAGTCATGTCTTTCCATTTACCAGATTCGACAAGGGCCTCGGCTATAGTCACACGAGCGTTTGAGTTGATATCCGCAGTCTTAGCGATAAACTGCAATTGTTCCCAACCTTCCGCAGATTTGGCAGCCTCTCCGATAACTTCCTTAACATTGGATTTAACTTGGAAATTCCCATTCTTATCAATGTTACCGACCAACAATGACCAGGCATCATTAGCCTCTTTCACCTCCTTGCTCATTTCACTAGTATAGTTAGCAAGGATGCTATGCGAATTACCTACCTTTTGAGAAGCTTCAGCAGCTTTCTTCCCGATTTCTTCATAGGACAGGCCGTACTCTTCCAGAACTTTCTTGGCTTCTTCCCAATAGTTCCAACTTTGCCCGGTTCGAGCTTTCACCTTTGCATCGAGATTTTGCATGACTTGATAATACTTACTTCCAAGAGCTTCCATCGTTTGAGTGTGGTTTGCTTCTAGAGTTTGCAGTTTCTTGTTGTAAGTCTCCTGGTCAATAGCCTTTCCATCTAGCAACTCTTTCAGCTCGCTTTTTGAATTTTCGTAGAGTTTCTTCTCCTCATCAAGTGCTTGCTTCAAAACATCTTTAGTATGCTTCAATTGTGTTTCATTCAGACTTCTGACATCGCCATTTAAAGCTTGTAAAGCGGCCTTCTGCTGATCAGCTGACAAACTCATCATTGAGAGTTTTGCCTTAATCATCTCATTCTGATTGTTCAGGATGATTTCTTTCTCCTCTTGAGAGAACTTGCTCGCATCTCCGTTATGACGTTGATAAATCTCATTAATTTGATTCATCATAGCCTCAGTGTTAGAGACGACCTGACCATTTCTTTCCTTAGCTTTGGCAATATCGTCCTCACTAAGGCCCCACTTGGCGCCCAACTCTTCCATTCGTTTGTTGGTCTTATCGGCAGCAGTCGCTATTTCTTCATAAAGTTTTTTAAAGGCTCCAGAGACCTTGTCGGCATCTCCAGCATGAGTACCGAAGTTTGCGACAGCCGTACTGGTTTCATCAACAGTCTTTTGAAAACTTCGCAATTCTCCACGAGCAGTATCGCTCAACTGAGAACCGAACTCTTCAGTCTTGATGCGAGCCTTGTCTTTCTCGTTGCCGAAATGAACAGCAGCAGCCGTCGCAATAGCAAGGCTACCAACTATCAAGCCTAATGGATTTGCGAGACCACCCATTGCAGTTGTCAAGAGACCAGTAGAAGACGAAGCTGATGCCGTCGCATTACCAAGCGCTACAGCTCCACCAGATGCCAATTTAAAGGCAGATGATAGATTTCCAGTTGTTCTAAAAGCTTGGAAAGTCTTGAGCATTAGAGACATGCCACCTACTGCCTTACCAGTGCCTTTAGTGAGCCAACCAAGTGCTTTCGTAAGGTTCCCGATAATTCCGAGACCTTTCCCAAGGATGCTTAAAGCAGGTCCAGCACCAGCAGTCAATGCTGCCCACTTGAGAACGCTTCTTTGTTGTTCTTCAGACATGGAACTGAACTGTTTAGCCATTGTAGCGAGTGTATCAATCCAAGGCTTGGCAGCCTTTAGACCATCACGTAGAGCCTTTAGAAGTGGACCTCCAAACTCAATGGCCAAGTCCGTTACCTGGTTCTTAAACATCTTCAATTGCGATTCTGTGGTTTCATATCGTTTATTGGCTTCATTGGTCAGAGCAGTATTCTCTTTCCAAGCCTTATTTGAACGATCTACAGCATCCCCCATTTTATCAGAGGCTAGAGCCAAGGATTTCAGCATGTTGCTTTGTCGGATACCAGTCATTCCAAGTTGTGCCAAGATAGCGTTCATGTTTACGCCTTTTTCTTGAGCATTTTTCAAGCCCTTGATAAAGGATTGCAAAGCAACAACTGGTTTCTCTTTCCAAGCCTGTTGAAATTCCTCTGAGGTCATTCCAGCAGTTTTAGCAATGAGGTTCAAGTCATCTGCTGCTCCCTTACCTGTCAATGAAACAGCATTACCAATAGCCGTCAAAGTTTGAGTCATAGCGGTACCACCAGCCTCAGCCTCAATACCAACCGAACTCATCGCAGTAGCAAGACCAAGGATATCTGGAGCGGTCAGTCCAGCTAGTCGACCACCAGCCGCCAAACGGTTAGTCATTTCAACAATGTCCCGCTCAGTTGTCGCAAAGTTGTTACCTAAGTCAACAACAGACGAGCCAAATCGTTTGTACTCGTCCGATGTCAAACCAAGGATATTCGCAATCTTAGCGATAGAGCTTGCAGCATCTTCCGCACTCAAGTTCGTTGATTCTCCCATGTCAATCATGGTTCGAGAGAATGTAAGAATATCTTCTGCCTTGATACCTAACTGACCAGCAACTTCTGCGACATTTGCGATTTCAACCGCACTAGCTGGCAATTCTTTAGCCATCTGACGAATGCCATCAGATAAGTTCTTGTAGGATACGGTTGCAGTCTCATCTACTGTCTTCTTCACACCTGCAAAAGCAGATTCATAGTCAGACGCAGCTTTCGTGACAAGTCCAACACTAGCAACCAAAGGAAGTGTTAAGCCAGTAGTCAACTTACCTCCCAAGCTCGAAACGTTATCACCAAAAGTCTTAATTTTATCGCCACTTTTGATAAGACCGTCTCCAAATTTATTGATACGGCTCGCAAAGCTATTCTCCTTACCGACTGCAATCAGAGCTTGTTGCACGTTACGGAGTTGACCTTCCATGGCTGCCAACTTAGCATTCTCGCGTTCAATCTCAGCAGCGGCCTTATCAAATTTAGCTGTACCAGGTTCGAGAGCGTCAAAGCTTTTCTTCATCTGGTCCAAAACACTTTTTTGCGCTTCAATCGCTTGACCAAGTGTCTTGTACTTAGCTTGAAGCAAGTCTGTGTTTTTCCCATTGTTTTTAAGGGAGTTGTCTAGCGCCTTTACATTGCTTTGAAAGTATTTAACCGCATTCTTAGCACCATTCAGAGTAGGATTGAACTTCGACACGTCCAGCCCTAGCTCGATATACATTTGACCTAACGGCGTTCCACCTGCCATTCAAATCCTCCTTTTTAAATCATTTCTAGAAAGTCAGCAAGATCCATGACTTCCTCAGCTTTAGCAGATTCAGTTTCACCAAGAACGCCCATCAGGTCCTCCCAGCTCGTATCCATAACATCACGGATACTCATGCCGTATGGTCCTTCAGTTGCTTGTTTGACAAAACCATAAAACCGTTTCAGTGCTTCACTCGGCTTTATTTTTTCTCCTTTGGGTCAACATCACCCACCAAATGAGAGTAGATGTCTGCAAATACCGCAAAAATATCCGCCATGTCTGTGTATTTCAAAAGTTCTTCCACTTCCAAATCTTCAAACAATGAGGCGATAAATTCCAATTGCTTGTCTAGCTTTTCAACTTCGGACAAGTCAGAAGATAGTGCTTCATTGAGGATCAGATAGTCACGATAGTCCTTAGTAGTAATTTCCTTACTTGTCTTTTGAACATCTTGACCTTTCTCATTTTTAATTAAAAATTTAACCTTAGCCATATACTTTCCTTTCTAGAAAAAAGATAAAAAGAGAGATTGCGCCCTCTTCCTACCCTGCGGCAACCATTTTAAGTTGCCCTTTGAATTTTTTGAGCTTAGTATCATCTTTACCAATGTATTTCACATAGTAAAGACCATTTGTTTCAGTGTCATCACTTGCAATAGCAGCGAAACTCAAGCTGTCATCTGGAAGTTCTTCTTGCTTATCTTTAAGCGTTTCAAGTTCTTCAGCGTCCATTGAGAATTGTCCTTTGAAGAATCCGACTTGTGCCTGAGTCCCATTTGCAGTCTGAGACTCAAGCATAACAGCGCAGTATGGAGCAACTGTATCAGCGCCAATACCAATAATTTCATCTTTGACTTGATGTCCTAGGATTTTAGCGAGTACTGTTGAAGGAATATCAACTGCAGTCAGTTCCATCTTCACATCGCCAACACCACGGTTTGATACGTGGTAAGCGACATCACTACCATATGTTTTTACTGGATCACTTGCAAGACCTGAAATTTTAGCGGTACGAGTCGCACCTTTACCGGTTTGACCTTCAATTACAAAAAGGTTTTCTCCGAGTGTCGGATTAGCATTTCCATCCAACACACGAATTGTCATACGTTTAAAACCAACTAATGCCATTTATAGCACCTCTTTCTTTAATTTAGTATTCTTCGTATAGAGCACTCTGACCCTTGTAGGTCCGAGCATCTACATAGCGTTTGATTTCTGGAATCCATTCATCCAAACCACCACTGGTTTGATAAAACCCCTGGTCTTCCATAATCTTTTCAATTTTTCTTTGGAGTTCTTTGCACTCCATATAATTTTTAGACTCTACATTGACCTGATAGAGAAATGTCTTAGCCAGGCTCGTATTACTACCATGAGCCGTCTGCATCGGCGGACCAACTGGCTTGATAACGATACTTGGCTCATTATTTGGTAGCGAGTCAGGACGTTTAAAAGATTTAATACTGATTCCAGCTAAAGACTCATCTTTTTTCAAAGCCTCATAGAGTTCATCAAACTTATCTTTAACCATCTAAAACCCCTCCGTCTTCAAATGACTAGCGATTCTGTATTTATATGTTTTAGCATGAGCTTCTGAAAACCGTCTGATGACACCGAATCCCCTTGGATGTGGATTCTTACCATATCCAAACTCATTCAAGTGAACCAAACGCCAGCGAGAACCCTCACCAAAACCGATTTTCACAACAGGAACACCACTAGCAAGACCCGTCACACGTCCAGCAGTAGCGCTTTCGATGGTTTCTCCAGTATCTTTGTAGACCTGCAGAGCACCTTTGAACTCTTCTAGAGTCTCGTTTGCGACTGCCTTTAAAGCTCGACTAGTAGCACGTTTAACCTTGTTATTGCCAAGATGTAGCTCAATGTTTCTCAAAACATCGTCGAAACCTCTCAATTCTGCTCCACTAGACATCTTGACCACCACCAATGACGACTGTCAAAAAATCCCGATTGTCAAAATCAGGACGAACATCGATAATTTGCCATTTTTCACCACTAAGACGAATATCGCCAACTTCGACAAAATGCTCATTCTTCGGCTGATAATCAGACAAAGGATCTCGAATTTTCAGAGTCATCTTAGCTTTCATTGACTTCCCGGTTGCGATTTCAATATCTTTGAAACTAGGAGAGTAGACTTGCCCCATTGTGTAAAAAGCCTTCTCGTGAGATACATCACGACCATGAAGCCCCTCCTCGACTTTAGAAGTATAGAAAGTCAAGGGGGTTCTCAGGTCTCCATTTTGAGCCTCTGGCTTTTTGTAACGATAGCTAGGGCTATTATTCTGATAGGACATCAGACATTGTTACTTCTGGTTGTTTATCTTTCCATTCAACAAAGCCAGGTAACGCTTCGTTGATTTCATCGAAACGCTCTTTTGACTCTTCAAATTCTTGGCCAACAGAACGAAACACCCCTTCTTTGATGTCGTAAAAGCCTTTTAAAACCTTAATCATGTTTTTCCTCCAATTTGTAATTTTCTAGTGATAATGCCATCAAATCCCCTTGAAAGTTTTGATAGAAAAATTCAACTTGATCATTGTAGACATATCGAGCACGTTCTAGAATAAGCTCTCTCGCTCGTGGATCAGCATAGTCCTTGCTACCGACCAGACCGAGAATGACTGACTCAGAACTTTCCAACATTTTAGAGAGGTTGTTATCCTCTCCAATATGAAAAATCCTCATCCGCTCCTTGAAAGATTTAAGGAGTGGATGAAGTTGTTCTTCTGGAGTCATGACTCAACTCCTAGATTAGGCTTGGGGAAGTTGTAGAGTCCAGACTGCAGCAGTCTTTTCATCATGAGCCTTACCGTAAGCAAATTGCTTAGCGGTGTAGAGGTTCAAATCTTCCAAAGCATAGGTTTCTGTGTAGCGACCGAATGAAATACCGCCACCGACAAAGGCATCATAACGACCTTTGACAAATGTAGTTACTTTACCAGCAGTCTGCGCCACGGATTCAACCAAGATAAGGTTAAATGGCATCGCAGTGATATAAACTCCTTGAGCATTCAACGAAGTGTATTGTTTCTTCACATCCCAAGCATCAGCTGGGTTAACAACCATCACAAGGTTGCCTTCTACTGCAACTGGAGTTGTTCCGTCCGCTTTTACAGAGTGATGTTTGTAAACATTTGTCAATTCTTTGACTACGGTTGCTGAGTCAGCAAAAGTCAACTTAGCAGTTTGAGCTGTTTTTTCAGCATAAGTTGTCTTATTGCTTTCAACAGTCCCTGAGAGAGTACGAGAAAGACCGATGGGTTTGTTGTCCCCATCACCGTTCAAGAAAGCAGCTTCAAGAGCAGCCGCAAAGGCTTCTGTAATTTGTGCAGAAACAAATTTTTGCAACCAAGCTGGACCAAATTTTTCAGCATCTTTTGGAATTACAACGAAAGCAGTCAACTTGTGTTGAATTGCTTCTTCATCGTTGAATTCTTGTTTAAGTTGTCCTTCGATTTCTGAATTGATTTTTCCCCAAACAGCTTGACCAGTTTGCTCTGATTTAAGGAATTTCAAACGGATACCAGCATTTTTAAGGCCGATATGCTGAAGGAGTGGACGTGCCATAACCATATCTTCAAAGATACGGTCGATTGTTTCTTGTGGGAAGAGTTTTTCAACTCCCTTAGGTGCGGCTTTTTCAATGTTATTGAAAAACTCACGAGCTTCAGCGGTCAGCTTAGCATCGTATGGATTTAAGGTTGAAACTTCTTCACGGGCAGCATCACGAGCTTGAGCCATCATTTCATTTGTCATGGACTCGATCATGTCATTGTATAGCTTCGCTTGTTCTTCTTGAGGTGCACCATTTGCAACGGCATCCAAAAATGCCTGACGTTGTTTTTCAAATTGGTTAGATAATTGCATTGTCATTCTGTTTTTTCCTTTCTTAAAACATAAAAAGACCGAACCCTTTAGGAACAGCCTTGTCTGTGTTATTTTCTGGACTTTCTGGAAAATTGAATTTCTTCTGTAGAAATTCGCTATTTTCAAAAGCCTCTTTGTCGATTTGTATATCTGGTAGTTTAGCTTCTAGCTTTTTAGCTACCAGTTCTGCGATTTTATCGATATCTGGTGTCATTGCTGACCTCATTTTTTCGATAAAATCACTTGGGATCATAGGAGTTTCACTCGCTACCAGAGTCGGAGCGACTTCGTTTGTAAACATAATCTTGTCTACAAATCCATGATTCAAAGCTGACTCAGCATCAAACCAGGTAGTCTTGTTCATCAATCCAAGCAGGTCATCAAGTGCCTTGCCAGTCTTATGGACATAAGCGCTAGCGATAGACTTGTTAAACCCTTCTAGTACCCCAGCCTCATGAAGCAGAGTGTTATGGTCTCCGTTCACTTGCGTTGAAACGTTGTGGATCATGATTTGGGCGGTCGGACTGATTTCAACCGTATCTCCTGC